CGCCTAGCGCCGCCTTTTCCTTCGCCCAGTCTGGATTAACGTTCGCGTACTCGTACTTCGCCAACATGTGGATACACCTGCCGAAGAAGTCCTGCGTGACGCCTGCTTCCTTGCAAACAGTCTGGAACTCGGCGAGCAGCGGATCATCGTTTCGCCACTCGACCTGCTCTTTCAGGTCATCCGGCATCGATAACTCGTACTTCTCCGGCGCTCCCGCATAAGCTTTGAGCTTGGAGCGCAGATCGTTCTCAGACTTGCGTAGCTCGTTGTAGCCCTTCTCGAACTCGTCCTTCGACTTGTATTTGCCGTTGAGAAAGCCATCGACCGCGGCGGGTTTGGCCGGATCTGCGGCGGCCTCTACTTTCGGGGCAACCCCGTCAGCGGCCGGCTTGGGCGCGGCACCGTCGAGAAAGTTGTCCGCTTGCGGCGCTTGGTCTTTGTTGGATTCGCCGCCGGTTGCGGCTGCGGCGCTGCCGTTATCGTCTGCCATGGCGTATCAGCACTCCCCGTGATTGCGAGTTGAAATTGCCGAGTGATCAGAGTTACGAGCGCACGTTGCCCCTCGGCGTAGGCAAGCTCTGCGTGGGTGGCGGTGGGTGGCAATGGCCTGAATACTGCGTCGCGCAGGCGCTGCAGCACCTCAGGGTTGCGCGGGACATATCCGCCGGCGTATTCGATCGCTTGCGCCAGCTGGGCGTCTCGCTGCTCTTGTGTAGGCTCGAACATCATGCGGCCCGTGGCAGCGATGACACGGTGGCCGGCGCTCCGCCTTGCGGCTGCATCTGCTGCTGAGCGACCGCCTGAATGTTCTTTTTCAGCTCGGCCTGCTCATCCTCGGAGCGCACAAGCGAGGCATCAAGGCCCGTGCGCTTCGTGATCCAAGCCGGTAGAGCTTCGAACTTCCATGCCATCGCCATCGCCGCCATGCCCGCCTCACCGCCCGCATTGGCGGCCGCGGTGCCGAGTTCCAACGCCTGACCGAGCGCAAGTAAATCCTCCTGATCCTGCGCCCGAGCGAGTGGCGAGACGTACTTAAGCGTCACCATCTTGCCGTCCACCTTGATCTTCGGAAGCTTGCCGCGCTTCTGCAGTATCCACACGCAGCGCGACACGATCGGTGCGAGCAGCTCAGCCTGGATGCGGCCGAATTCAGCCCCCATATTCCATAGGCGATTCCTATCACCGATCGCTATTTCAGTGGCACTCTTGATCGGCCCGGCTTCGCTCATCGTGTCACCTAGCAGCATGCGCCTGACGTTTTGACGCAGGTTGTCCATGATCGCGTCGGTGATCACGAAGTTGCCGCCCATTTCCAGAACACGCAGAGATGGGTTGCCGTTGTCGTTCGATGCCACCGGGATGATGCTGTTCGGCACCAGCTGTGCCGTGTACGGATTCAGCACGCCATCGGAGACGCCAGTCATCGGTGGCGCCACCTGTAGCGCAGAGTGCCGCAGCAGGTACTCCTGCATGCTGTTGAGGGTCTTGATATCCGGCAGCGCCGTCATCACGCGGCCACGGCCGTATATCTCACCCGAGACCACGGACGCTCTAGCAACGATCTTTGGACTGGATGTCTCGTAGTCGTAGCGCCAAATGATCGTCTTTGACTTCTCATGCACGACGATGCCGTAGTAGCGGCGGTTCTTCGCGAAGAACACGCATGCCTGGATGATCTCGACATCAGTGTCAGGCTTTTTCTTGATCTGCTCCTGCAGCTCGTTTGGCAGGTCGGCCAGCTTCATGCCCTGATACATACGCACGAGATTGCGCGCGAGAGGCGTGCGCTTCATGAAGGTCGTTTCGATGCGTCCATTCGGCCCCTCTTCCAGCTCGATTGCCGCAAGCGGAGTCGCATCAAATACGAGCGGGTTGTCATCCTCGCCCTCATCGATCGACATCGCGCACGTGCCGATCATCAGGTCGAGCAACACCTCCGGGATCGCTGTCGAAAAATTCGAGTGATTGATGTAGTTGAACAGAGTCTGCGTCGCCTCCTGCAGCTGCTCGATAAGGTCGGGGTTCTCGGCCTGCTCCTTTGGGATGTCTCCACCAGGCGCCAGCGTTGCCCAATGCTTCCAGCTCGGACACAGCAGCGCTTGCATGTTGTTGGCTGCGAGGTACGTCATCTCCTGACCAGTCGAATCGAACAGGTGACGATTCTTGCGCTGTCCGGGCGAATACCAGTTGAATGTTTCGCGCTGCGGCATCGTGAACTCGTAACACTCACGGTACACGTCTCGCCAAAGATCCTTGCGGGAGACGGCTTTCTCACGGCGTTTGATCAACGCCTTGCCGTCTTCGAGATCAGGCGGTAGTTGCTTGATGAATGGCATGGCGCGCTCCTAGTACCCGGACGGGCCGCGAGGCTGGCGCGGGATCGTAGAGCGCCCGGATCCACCGCCATCTGCGCCACCAGGAGAAGCGCCACCTGCACCGCCAGTTGTGCTTGACCCTCCAGGCCTGAGACGTCGGGCGCCAATGCGGCCACGCAGTGCTCTTTTGAAGCGCACGTTCTCCTGGTCGTCTAGCCTGGCGAGCTCTTCGCGTTGACGACTTTGCAGTTCGACCTCTTGTGCGGTCGGCTTGGGTTGCTTTGGGCTTTTCATGACAGCAACCCCCTGCGCCGATCGGTGCGTGCCGGATCTAGCGCGGGCCCCTGCTGCACTGGCTGCAGTGATCCGCGCCTGCCATTACGGTAGTTCTGTACGCGCTCTTGCGCCTTCACGCGCGATTGGGTCTTTCGCGTCATATCCTTCACTGAGTCAGCCATGTGCGTAACCTCGCTTGACGTGCTGATATAGCTGCCAAGGCGTGCGCACCCACCAGGAGCGAATGCCAAGCAGAGACTTGATCACCTCTACGCAGGACCACGGGCCTACGTGGAACTTCGAATACATGCGCCCGTGGTCGCGCATTGCGATGACGTGCTGGATGGTGCAGCCGGGATAAAGCTGCCATGGAGTTTCATCCGAACGGATCAACTTCACATCGACAAATTCCATGTGGGGATACACCGCAACCCACACCCGCCCGTCCCTTTGAATGGCCTGCACGTGCTGAAATCCTGGGTGTAGAACACGAGCGAGCAGCCTCGACCCCGGGCCACGATCGTCATGTTCATCCAGATTTGTGTACACGAGCCACCACTCCGTAGGCCATCGATCGGCCACGTCTAAGAGGTTCGGGCCTTTGGTCTTGAGCCAGCTCACGCGCTCTGCTTCTCCGGCTGACGTCTCGGAGTCGATTTCTGCTCAAGCGCTGAGAACTTTTCGGCCATCTCCCACAACTCCTTTTCCTTGCGCTTCAAGCGCCGGTCCAGGTCATAGGGAACGAACTTCGCGCGACGCGCTATGCGGATGTTGACAAGTTCTTTGAGGATCGCATCTGCGTTCATGTGAACGGGCTCCAACTGGGTTTGTGAACGATTGGGCTATTGCTGACCCGCAGGCCGATGTTGATGGCGCGCGGGTTCTCGCCCATTTCAAGGAATGCGTACTGCTGCGACTCGGCGACATGCGAGTTCATGTCTTTGTCCGGCTTGTCGCGATACTTCTCGGCAGCGGTCATGACGCGCTTCAGGCAGTAGCCGCCGGCAAGGGCCTTGCGCAAACGCATGCATGTTGGCGAAATGAGCAGGCCAGGCTTGCCATCCACGAGACGTGATAGCGCATTGCCCACTGCATCTCGTCTCACAGTGAAATCATTCGAACGCGCCGGGCGCGCATTGATTCGCTTGGCGCGCAGGATCTGGAAACACGTTTGCTCGTCAGTCTGCGCCGGCGTATCACCGGATGGATCGCCCACCACATCCCACTCGGTCACCTGCGGAAACTTCGCAATCTCAGGCGCCAGCACCTCGGCGAAGCGCGATACGCCCATGCGCTCGGACACCACTTCGTGGAACGTGATGATGCGGCCATTCGGCAGGCGCTGGTTGAAAGTAGCCGCGGGGGTCAGGCCGAAATCGAGACCGACCGTGACCTTCAGCGATGATGGAACGAGCGGCGTTGTCGAGCAGTGAATGCTGTCCGAGTACTCGGGATAGATGGCCTTCCCGTCCATGACGAACCCATACTCACCACGCACGTAGACCTTGATCCAATCTTCGGACTTGCCGGCCTGCAGTCGCGTGTAGTAGCCGGGCTTCAAGTTCTCGGCGTTCTCGGCGTTCGGTGCAAGCCCGGATGGCTGGGCGAAGAACTCGAACAGCCGCTGCTCCTCCGTGAGGAGGCCCTTCAGCCGCAGTTCCTCTTCCGTTCGATCGATGCTTGCGACCAGCTCAGCCTTGCTCGGCGTTGACGTATCGCGCTCGGCCAGCGTGTACCACCAGTGTTCGGTGTCGGGTGGATTTGTATCTAGCAGCACGCCAGACCACGACGAGCCTCCGTCAGCTTCGGATGGATAGCGCCCGACTCGGCCAGTCAAACCATCAATCACTGATTGCGGGATCTCACGTGCTTCGTTCACCCATGCGGCGGTGAGATTCATCGATAACAGCTTCTTGACGTCAGCAGGACTATCGAGCGCAAGAAACATCACCTCTGCCTCGAACGACGTGCCGTCATCGAGATCTCCGCGCAGCGTGTGCGTCGGTGGCCCCTGAGCCACCCAGTGGCCCACGGACGGGGGAACGATCTCGTGCCACGTTGCAATAGTCGTTGTCTTAAGCTCAGGGTAGGTGTTACGTACGATCGCCCACTTCGAGCGCCGCACACCGCGTGGATCAGGCTTCTGCTCAAGGATGTGCTGCAGAATCGCGATCACGCACACCGTGGACTTTCCAGATCCGAACGGACCCCGAATGCCGCGCACGAATGCACGGCTGCGTAGAAACGCGCCAGCGACCGGCCCGGGCGGCTGATAGTTAATCTCCAGCAGGTCGCTCATCGTTCGCCGGCCTGAATAGGTTAATTCGCAGCTGCAGGTTGCCGCCGAGCCTGATATCACGCGGTAAGCACTTCCCGAGCAGCGCCATGAATGCGGCTGGCTCTTCTTCGGCCTTCGCAATGAGCCACTTCTCGCCGCCGAGTTTGTGTAGAGCGCCTTCGATGATCGCGCGCAGTTCGCGCGTCATCTTGTTCGGTATCCCCTTCTGTCGGCCAATACCAGCGTTCGGCGGGCGGGTACCTTTGGGTTGCGGCATCTTCGGTCCTCAGTGCGGCAAGAATATCTGCGTGCCGGTGCGCGCCTTGCGCACCTTCGACAGCTCGTTGTGAATCATCATCGGAGTTGGCCCACCGCGGCGCATGATTCGCAGTTCTAGATAGCGCATCTGCTGCTGCAGCATCATCTCTGCCGTATTCGATGGTAGTGAGCCGTGTTTGTATCGATGCGCGTACTCACTCACAGCGTCGTAGTACAAGGCCCAATCGCCCTTGCAGGCAGAGCGCACGATGCATGCCTCGACACGCGTGATAGGCATTTGACTGATGTCGAGCTTCTTGCGACGCAAGCTTGACCACTCGGCAATTTCGTAGATCTCGACGTCATCCGAGGTGCGCACGTGGCGATACTCGCCAGCCTTCACCTTCGCATCGACGCGCTCGACCATTGCTGGATTTGCACGCTTGCGACGCAGGTGCGCATTGGTACCGTCAGTCCAGAAGGCACGTGAGGTGTTCTTGATCTTGCGTCCAGCAGCGACTCGCGGAACCTCGACACGAGGCTCCGCGCTCGCTTCAGACTTCGCGAGCAGCTTCCTCAGCAACTTGCGTTCCGCTGCGGTAAGCGCTGCCGGCTTACGACTCTTCGTAGTCATAACCGCTCAATACGCTGGTCGCGGTCTGGGCTTCGGACGCTTCGGCTTGTTCATCGCTGTCTCCTGTGGTTGAGGTTTCAAAGGCGCATCGATCAAGGCCCGCAGAATCGGCTCGAATCGCTCGATTGCCGCCTGCTCCAGTGCTGCATCGAATGGCCGGCTGCGCGCGCCCGAGCGGCCTGTTAGCCACGCGTGACGATTACCCCGCGTGATCTTCCGCCCGAGCGCACGCCCCACCGCTTGAGTTGCCAGGGCTTGCACGTCGCGAGACGGCCCTGCTATCTCCATCGGGTGCGGGTCCCGGTTGTTCACGAGCATTTCGCCCATAGGTCTTGCAGCCTGACCGTTGACGGCCAGCTGACCATGTCGACCGATGTGCGGGGCACCAGCGTGTAGGCGACAGTGCCGATCGTCTGCTGTCGATCACCGCAAGCAGTACCCATCGGGATGTATCCGATGCGCGTTGCGACCAAATTACCGGTGCTGTTCGGCTTGATCTCGTACGCCAGCGTGTCGATCGACTTGAGCACCGGCGAATTCGGCGGCGGCTCGGCCGTCGTTGCTGACTTGACTTCGGATGGCGCTGACCGCGCGCCGCTCTTGAGCACGACCGACACTCGGTAGTCAAACGCATCGCCAGCCTTGAGCCCTGTGCGCTTGTATGCCTGCACGGGCGCCGTGACGGTGCCGAGCTGCGCCCAAGTCGTGGCGCCCGCTGGTGCGCTCTCAACGACGTAGGAGGCGATGTCGGTCGCGGCGATAGCAGAGCCATCCGTGCGTGTCGTCGGCGCATTCCAGGCGATGCAGTCCTCGTTCCACGCGCATGCTGGTGTCTGCGCCGTCGCACACCACGCAGCAAACAGAAGCAGGAACGCCACCGCAATCACCGCCCACGCCTTGCGCTTGATGGACGGCACGTCGATATCTCGCTCAATCGTCAGTTGATTCGTCATCGGATCATCCTCCCGGATGTAGTTGGAATTCATCGCTCAAACCTCGCGGATCTGCAGGTTGTGCAGCGCCTGCGCTAGCTTCTGTTTCACCCGAAACAGGCGATACGCCGCCGTCTTGCGAAACTTCGCGTCCTTGGGCTTTACGTCCTCAACGATCACAGCGGCCCCCTCGCGGTACATGAAGTCAGCCTCGTAGTCGCAGATGTGCTCGCCGTTGACCACGCACGCGAGCGGCACGTGGTGGCGTAGGTTCTGAATCTCGCCTGCGATCTCTCGCAACTGCAGCTCCTGGTAGCGCCTGAATTCCTTGCCGCTGTCATGGACGTTCCCCGCGGCGTCGGTGGTCTTTCGGTTGCCGTACTTCGGTCGCTTCGGCTTTGACTCCATCGCATTCAGTGCGCGACGTTCTTGATCGGTTACCAGGAAAATTCCGCCTGGAGGCACCCTGTCCCTCCTCGCCATCAGATCGCGGTACTGCTCTTCGGTCAGTCGCATTGCTGCCTCCCCACCACGTTGACATCGCATCGAGCTGCTTGCGCACGGCTGAAGACTTGGCTGGATAGCGCCTCATGGCTGAGCCTTCGTAAACGGGAATCCGTGCTGCTGCCTGAAAGCCACCATGCAGGCGGAACTGCAGAACTCGTGTGTGCATCCAGGGCTTCGCACATCGCGCGCTTTCAATTCGCTGCGCCCGCGCCCAAACAACACGCCGCAGTGGTCACACTTGAGTATTACGTTGCAGCCACTCTCGCCTCCGCCAAAGCCGCGGCCGAACGGGGTCCGGTGTTTTCGAGTTGGTGCTTTCACGCCTGCACCTCGCTCACCATCGCGTCGTGCGCTTCCATCGACTTGCAGCGCGCGCACTGCTGCGTCACGAACCGCGGAACCTTGCATCCCTCGTATGGCACGTTGTGCTGGCAACGGCACGGCAGGTTCTTGAGCGCGGCGTACATGTCGGCGCAGACGGATTGCTGTTGCTCGGTCATGCCGGCACCTCAGCGTCTACGCGCGCTGCATGCCTCGCACACACAGCCTTGACCATCGATAGGTCCGCGCTTGAGCAGACAAGATCGTCTGTGGCCACACAACGGCCTCTCCACGCGTAGGAGCCGCCGAAGTAACCACCCCTGGCTTCGTATCGGCCGCAGGTCGATCGCGTCTCCTGGCCAACGGTGGGCAGCCACAGCAGGCTCACGCCGCACCACCGAACAGCAGTTTCGAGTTTTGCTCGCGCCCTGATCTGAATCGCGCGTAGTGGTGGCGGAAGGCAGCGCGTAGTGGGGGTGGATTGGCTCCATGCTCAAAGTACCGATCTGGCTTGCTCGCTGCTCGCTCAAGGTCCCCTACTACGTAGAGGG